ATGCAGTATCGGAGCGCTCCCACCGCTGCAAACCTGCGCGACTGGGAAGCGGCCCAGGCTGCCCTTGAAAAGTTTTGTGCCCAGCTTGAGGGGTCGTCCGCCGACGGCGCGAGCGACAAGCCCCTGCCGAATCTGGCCGCCGCACTGGATTATCTGAAGGCGTCGGACTGGTGCGTGACGCGCACCAGCCTGTATCGCCACCACAAAGAGGGTAAACTGTCGCCGAGGGCTGACGGATTTTATACGCTGCGTGATGTCGAGAAGTATGCCCGGACCTGGCTGAAACAGAAATCGACCGGCAAACGCGTTGCCGAAAAGCTGGAAGATCTTCAGCGCCGCAAATTGGAACTGGAATTGCTGAATCTGGACCTGGAGCACAAGCGCAAAACGCTGGCTTATGGCAAGGACCTGGACAAATACATCCCAAAGGAACTCATGGAGATCGAGCTGGCAACGCGCGCGGGGATCCTCGACGCCGGGCTGAAACACTGGGTGCAATCCCGGGCCGCCGAATGGATACGCGCCGGCGGCGGCAACACGAAAAAGGTCGGCGAAGTGATCAACCTTATGACCCACGACCTTGAGGAGCACATCAATAGCTATGCCAGGTTATCCGATTATCAGGTCATAATCGACGCGGAAGAGGAGGCGGCGAACGAAGCGCCGGAAACCGACGAAGATCCGATAGGAGAGGAGGCGGAAACCGTCCCATGCTGACCACCATCCACATCCCGCGCTCCACCCCCTGGTTGCCGCCGTCGCTTCTGGCGATCCCGGGGGAGATCCGACACATCGTCCGCCTGTCCGAGCCGGAGCGCAAGGTCTTTCGCAAGCACAAGAAGATCCCCGTATCTATCTGGTGTGAGCGATATCGCCACGTCACCATGTCCATTCTGCCCGGCAAATGGAAAAACAGCGTCACGCCGTACCTGGCAGGCATCATGGACGCCTCGTTTTTCCTTTCTGTTCAGACGATTATTGTCTGCAAAGCCCCCCAGGTGGGCGGCACAGAGAGCGTCCTGAACTGTATCGGCTACGCAATCGACCGCGATCCCGGCCCGGTCCTGTGCATCTACCCGGACGAACTGACGGCTCGCGAAAACAATCAGGATCGCATCCAGCCGATGATCAGGACCAGCCCCCGGCTGCGTGGCTACATGACGGGCCTCGATGACGACAGTTCGCTGCTTAAAATCAGCCTCCAGCACATGCCGATTTACATGGCGTGGGCCAGATCGGCGGCCCGGCTGGCCAACAAGCCGATCCGCTATGTCATATTCGACGAAACGGACAAGTATCCGGACACCGCCGGCAAGCGCGAGACGGACCCGATCTCCCTCGGCGAGGCGCGCACGATCACCTACCGGCACAACTGCAAAAAGTGGAAGATCAGCACTCCTACGACGGAAGCCGGGAATATCTGGAAGGCGCTCACCACTGAGGCGCAGGTAATCTTTGATTTCTGGGTGAAGTGCCCGGCCTGCGGCGGCCTGCAAAAAATGACCTTCGGCCAGATCAAGTGGGCGCATAAAACCGAACCGGGCGCAGACGGGAAGTTACACTCCGAAGATCCGGAAACGATCGAGGCGGAAAAGCTGGCCTGGTACGAATGCCCGCACTGCCTGGCGCAGTGGAACGATTATGACCGCGATCTCGCCGTCCGGCATGGCCGCTGGCGTGATCGCTTCACTGAGACGGATATCGCGGAATATCTGCGGGTTCACAAGCCCGTGAAGATCGGCTTCCACCTGCCCTCGTGGCTGTCGCCGTTTGTGTCGCTCTCATCGCCCGCCGCAGCCTTCCTGCGCGGCCTGACGGATATGAACAAGTTCAAGGATTTCCACAATAAACACCTGGCGGAGCCCTGGAAATTCACCGTGATCTCCAAAAACACGGAGCAGATTCTGGCCGCCCGCTGCGCCCTGCCGGCGCAGACCGTCCCGGAGGCGGCAGTCGCGCTGACGGTCGGCGTGGACGTCCAGATGCATGGCTTCTGGTTTGCCGTGCGCGCCTGGTCGGCGGACATGACAAGTTGGCTGATCCATTATGGTTTTCTGGCAGTCTGGGAAGAAGTCGAACGATTGATCTTTGATTCCGCCTATCCCGTTGGCGACACGGGCCGCGTGCTCAAACCCTTCCGGGCGGCGGTGGACACCGGCGGCGGCAAGAAATATGAAGACATGACAATGACGGAAGAGACATATTTCTGGCTGATCAAGAATCGCGGGCGCGGCGGCTGCGCCCTGTGGGGAACGAAGGGCGCCAGCTACGCTATGCCCGGCATGTTGAGCGTGGGCAGCGGGATCGTCTCCACGCCGGCCGGCAAGAAACTGCCGGAAGCCCTGCGCATCCTGTCCGTTGATACGGGCAAGGCAAAGGATCAATTCCATTTCCGCCTGCAATTGGCGACGAAAGACGATACCCGCGATCTTCCCGGCGCCGCGTTCCTCCATGCCGATACGGGCGCAGATTACGTCGCGCAGATCCTCGCGGAGGAGAAGCAGATCAACGAACGGGGCGGGGAAGAGTGGATAAACGTCCACGGCCGGGCGAACCATCTGCTTGACGCGGAGCTCCTCGCGGCGGCCTGTGTCGAAATGGAATTCCCCGGCGGAGGCCTCCGCCTTTTGGCCGAATATCTGAAACGGAAAAGTGATTCTGTCGATCAATCATCAGAAAAGCCGAAGCAAGTCGTTGCAAAATCCAAGTGGATGAGATGACAGAAAACCAAGAAGAAAAAAAGCCGCCGGATAAATTCATGACCGCTCAGCAAGTTGCGGAAAGACTCAGTTGTACGGAAAGATATATATATATTCTCATTCAGGAAGGCATTTTGAAGGCGATAAAAATCGGACCCCGCGCGATAAGGGTGTCAGAGCAATCCTTTATAGATTTTATCAAAACACGATCATTCGATACATCCGAATTATATGCCCCAAGGGAAAACACGATAGAACCGTCAAACCCGAAAATAGCGAGGTCATCATGGATCACAAAGTAAAGTGGAGGGAAACCCTCAAAAAACACCCCGAAATGGAGGGAATCAATATTGCATTATTGGACAATATTCATGCCATATATCGAAAAAAAGATAAAATTATCGCGCTTTTAACATGCATACACTTACAAGGGGGACCTTGCGATCGTCGCGTGGCGACGATCCCCGAGCGTCGTCTATCCCTTACCCACTCTACGATTCCGACGGATAAAAAACGAATCGTCGTAAACCCTTATCACCACTACAACTCCGCATCCTTCGCAAACCCTTACCATTCCTATGACATTGCCGGCGGCAAGGTGACTTGCTGTTTTCCCCGGCAAATATCCCGGTCGAGACAGAAATGAATATGCAGAAAAAGTGGACCCCGCGCGAATCTCATGAGATCACGAGCCCGAGCCTCCGGCGGAACGGCCGGTATTTCCGGTCCGACGACGAGATCACCATCACGCATACCAGCCACCCGACCGTGATTCTGCCCGCCGGAGAGTATCGACTGTATCTCTCGCAGGCAGCCGACGTGGACTAAAGACGAGGGAGATGTGGATATCAAAGCAAAAATAGAAGGGATCGCCTCCAGCCTGACATGGCGGATAGAGCATAAGCATGGTAACCGGGATATTGAAATCACTTCCGATCCCTGGACGCGGATACATACTATTAAAATTCCTATGGCGGGGACCGACTGGCGAGATATTGAATACCTTCACGAGTTGGCCCACGCCGTCCTTGCTGAACGTCACCATCTGCTCTCCACCGCCTATTTTGTTGTGGGCACAAAATCCAAAGACATAGAAGCTCTTGTCAACCCTATCCGGACTGCCTCGGACTGGTATGCCGATCACCTCCTCATGCAATGGGCGCCTGATGAAGAAGCGGCGGAAATTCGTGAACATGCCGAGATCGTCCGCCGATACGCGGGCGCCGAGATGGAGATGATCTTCGGCGGCGGCCTTTGCCTGGCCCAAGCTATATGGTACTTGATGGAAAAAAGGCACACGATTCCCCGGCGGTATCGCTATGTCACTGAAATCCTACTCTCGGTAGATCCTTCTATACCATCATTGCAAACAAAATGTGATCTGGTCAACGCACTTGCGGCGCCCATATGCCGCCAGCGCATCGTCCTGGACGTCGAGGACGACATGGACGTCTGGAAAATCAAACCCGCAAAATAGCCCCACCTTCAGGCCCGGCAATCATCCGATTTCCGGGCCTTCTTTTTTACCTCGAAAATCCCCCCAAAAAAATAACACCCCCTGCATTATTTTTGAACAGAGGCGAATGGAGGCGAATGGAGGCGAATGGAGCACCTTGATATGCCCATTTTTTTATGAAATCATAGGGCCATCAGACAATCGAGGGTTGTTGCATGGCTTACACATCAGTTGACCTAACCAACATCGAAACCGCAATCCGCGCCTTGGTCGCCGGAACCCGCAAGGTCAGCCTTTCAATGGGCGACAAATCCATCCAGTACAGCAACGTCGATTTGCCGGCCCTCCGGGAACTCAAAGCGGAGATTCAGGCGGAGATCGGCGTTTCAATCGGAAGCCGCAAGCGGTTTTTCGTCATTGATTCGAGTAAGGGCTTATGACAGAACCATATCTCCGCATTCTCGACAGCCGGGGAGGTCGAATTCCCCTGAAAGCCTACATCTCTTCTTCAGGTGATCACGAAGGCGCCGCCGGCGGCCGGAGAATGAGCACCTGGGGAACATCAACATCGGGACCCAACACCGCAATTTATGGTTCGCTTTCCAGCCTCCGCTCCCGATCCAGAGAACTTATCCGCAATAATCCCCTCATTGACGGCGCCGCCGATGATTATGCGGCAAACATCATCGGCTCGGGCATAGCCCCCCGCTGGCTTATCAATGACCTGGCGATGAAGCAGGCCATACAGGACCTGTGGAACGAATCGATCGATGAATTCGACTATGACGGGATCTGTGACGCCTATGGACAGCAGACCCTTATGGGCGATGCCCTGATAGACGCGGGAGAATTCCTGATAAAGATCATCCCCAGGCGGAGCACTGACGGCCTGGCCGTTCCGATACAATATCAGCTCCTCGAAGCTGATCATCTTGACCACACCTATAACAGTTTCGC